ACAAAGTAAGAACTGTTGGTGAAGTGGTAGCTGTTAATTCTGGCCCAATAGAACAACCTGCAAACACCATTGATACCATCCTTACACCAATGCTTGGTTGGGACAGTGTAATCAACCCTGTTGCAGCAGTTCCCGGTGAAGATCGTGAGACAGATGAGCAACTTCGCCTTCGTTTCCGTAATGGTAAGTTTGAACGTGCAACTAATACATATGATGCCATCTACTCAGCACTCATCAATCTGGATAATGTTACTGAAGTAACTATCTATGAAAATGATACAAGTGTTGTAGATGGCAATGGTGTTCCAGCCCACAGCTTTCTTCCGATTGTCTCTGGTGGTTTGAGTCAAGCTATTGGTAATGCTATTTGGGAAAACAAACCAACTGGTATTCTGAGCTATGGTAATACTAGTGTCACTGTTACAGATAACCAAGGTGGGACACACACTGTAAGTTTCTCTCGTCCTAATCCTGTTGTTATCTACATCAGCATGGACATCACTACAGATGTGAACTATCCTGCGAATGGGAATGACCTGATCCGTAGTAATTTGATTGCTTACTTCCAAGCCAACTTCGGTACTGGCGATGATGTAATCTACAGTCGTTTGTATACGCCGATCAATAGTGTTCCGGGCCATCAAGTAAACAGTTTGACTGTTGGTACTTCCCCAAGCCCTGTTGGTATGGTTAACGTACCAATTAACTTCGATTCGATTGCATCACTTTCCAGTATCAATATCGTCATTACTTAAGGAGGTTGTATGTCAGAAGTCAACCTTTTTGAGATTCAACAGTATCTGGATGTTGCTCGTTCTCGTGTAACTGAACAATTTCGTTATAACCCAGACGATCAATCTGGGGCTATTATTTTTGACAAATATATCCAACTCCTCCTTGGCGGAAAGCTTGAACTTCAAGAAGTCTTTCGCCAACTCATGCAAGAGCGTTCAATTGACACTGCTATTGGTGCTCAGCTAGATATTATTGGTGAGATTGTAGGTCAGCCAAGAGAACTTATTGATACAGCACTTCTCACCTACTTTGCATATCTCGGATATCCAGATGCAGAATCTTACGGTGACTTGAATGATAGTGGTCTTGGTGGTTATTACAGAGGTATCAATGAGCCCCTTGCTGGCAACACTCTTCTCAATGATGAGCAATACAGACTTTTCATCAAAGCTAAGATCATAAAGAATAGTACTAATGCTACACCTAATCAACTATTAGATTTCATCAAGTTTGTTTTTGGTAGCAATCAGAACCAACTTACAGAAGAGGGTGATGCTTCTTACACGCTCCTAGTTGGTAAAGAGCTTAGTACTTTCGAAAAGACAATGCTCACCTATGTTAGCTACTCTAGTGGCTACCCTTCAAGGTTTGTTCCTAAGCCAATTGGCGTAAGGGTTAACTATGGGACATATGTAGCTGGAGAGGCTTTTGCATTCCAAGGTGTTCCGGGAGCTAAGGGTTATGGGGATCTAGACTTACTACCATCAGGCACTTTTGGTTATGGGCTTGGTTATGGTTTGTTCTATGGGGAAAGTGATTATGGACTTGGAACACCAACTTGGTCCTATTACTACGATGGTTCAACTCTCTATGATGGCTCACCTTCGTATGTCGCCATTCCAACATATCCCGGACTCGAAATAGTTGGTGGTGTGTATGCCTCTTTGCTCTAGAAAATATTATAAAGGATTCGTCCAAAGGACAACAAAATGACAAATTTAATTGAAAATCCGGTGTATGAATCAGGTATTTTTCAGCTAGAGACTACTACACCTGTGCTTGGTGGGCCAGTTGGGTTTAACCTTGGTGAGCCTACTACTGGGTTCTCTAATGCTCAAGCTCAGCAACTGGCGAATCGTACTGCTTATTTGAAAAATAGTCTGGATGGTTTGTCCAATACTGGCGCTGCATTGAATATAGGTAGTGCAGTTGTAAATGTTGAGTCTATCTCAGAGTTGTTGACTCTCGCAAGGAAAACCAGCGTTATCTACAGAGTTCGTTCTTATCATGGCGGCTGGGCAGTAGCAGTGCCATACCGAGGCCCAAAAGGTGGTGGTGATTTCCTGTGGGAGCCGAATTCAGTAGTAGCAGATGATGGAGGGTATACTTTACAAGTTCCATTAGTCATCACCGGTAGATTTGTTCGTATAAATACTGGTGAAATATGGATGGAGCAATTTGGTCGCGTGGCCGATGGTGTGACAGATGATACTGTTGCTTGTGAAAAGGCATCTCTCTACGTCTATGGAAGAGGCGGTGGCCTTCTAAAAGTAGATGTGGGGTTTTCCCCAGTAACAAAGCTATTTATTAGGACGGTTGTTAGGGTTGATGGTCCCGGAGTAAGAGAGGGGGGATTTACAGCTCTTCCAGTAGTTGATCCCGGTGTTGCATTCGGGATGATTGAAATTGATAATGGTATTGTTGCTGAGTGTGGCTGGACAAACCTGACCATCAGTGGCGGTGCAACTGCTGACTTTAACATTCCTGCTGTAAACCCGACTCAATGGGGCATGTATCTACATGCCCAGTGGGACGATGCGTATACTCAAGGTGGTCTATGGCACTCAACCTTTCGAAATCTTAGAATTATCAATTTCAACAAGGGTGTATGGTCACGAGCTGGGTACACTGACGCCCACTCCCTCCTGCCGAACCAGTTTCTAAAGTTCCAAGATTGCCAAGTAGGGGTTCGTGGGGCTATCGGAAGTATTGGTTATATGTTCACTGGTCAACATGGCCAGATTGAGCTGGAAAATGGTTATACCGGGGGCATGAGCACCGACCCAGATGATATCTCAGACATTGGTGTGCTTATAACCTTTGATCCTAATCCGGCAGAGATTGCTGTAGATGGTCCTAACGGCCATGGGGAAAGCACTTCAGATCTTCCGGGTGTGGGGCAGGCAGCACGTTGTGCAACTGGCGTTGTCTCTATGGGGGGGTTTGCATGTGAGAAGACACGCCTTGGCTATCTTGATAAAGGTGCAGCGAGCAGCAATAGTATCAATGAAACATGGTTTGAATCTGTTGGTATCTGTATAGACGTTCAAAACTCTGCCCATAAAGCATTTAGTGCCAACCGACATGCTAACGCAGGTAATGGGACAATTGGTGCTGGTCGTGGTAATGGATCAATCTCTGGTACAACATTAACAATCATCAACGATGTCTCCATGAAAGGACGCTTCGCTGATGGTATGGCTATTACCGGTACTGGTGTAACAGTCGGAACCAAGATCGTCACTCAACTTACCGGCTCTACTGGTAAATCAGGCACATACACAGTCAGTATCTCACAAACTGTTGCTACTACTCTTATTCAGGGTGGTGCTGGTGATGGAGGGATTAGGCGTGAAGGTGTGGGTGCTCGGACATCTGTGGGCCATGGTAGTTTTATTCTTGGCACTACTGACAATATGGTAGCAGCAAGTAGTGCTGGTATTGATCAAGTCCAGATGTGGGAATACCTTGGACAGCATAATGCACGGACAACTGGGGTAGGTCTCTTCAAAGGTGATCGTCAACATAAGATTGTTGTAACAGATGGATCTGGTGTTATCGATGGTCTTGGTCACCCTAACTACTATGTCTCCCCTAATGCCGACAGGACCATCAGAGTATCAACTTTACACGGTTGGGCAATGCCGGGTCAGCGGGTTACACATTTTGCAATTGGTGCTGTAACTTACCGATCTAATGGGAATATTAGCCTAAGCTCTGCGGGTGTTCCTGAATTAACGTGTCCAAGTGGTGGTACAGCTGTATTTGAACGGATTACCCCACAACTTGCTGGTACTGCTGAGTGGAAATTAGTATCTATTACTAAGCACTACGCGACTACTGTACCATCCGATGGTTTCTACTATGCTCGTGGGCATGATGTATTTAATAACACACAAGTCGCCGGTGCTTCTAGAGGATGGGTTGTAGTAACAGAAGGTGTGGCAGGCACTTCGGCCAGCTTCTTTCAATTAGCCAAAGTGCAAAATGATTATGCATACTTTACCCCCCTCACAGGCACAACCGTACAATATCCAAATGCTACGTCTGATGTCATTCTAGATCCAGCAGGTACTCTAGCTGCCCTCACAGTTGCATTCCCAACAAACCCGGCAGATGGCCAAAATATTGTTGTATCAACAAGTCAGACCATAACTACTTTGACCCTGACCGCCACAGTTGGAACAGTACTAAATGCGCCTGCCACACTTGTGGCTGGCACAGCTTTTGAGTACAAATATCTGCTGACTCAAAATAAGTGGTTCAGAAAACGTTAAATGTGCCAATGATGGTTAACAGATAAGTGACCAAAAGGAAAGATTCTAATGGCTGAGATTTCAAAACCCGACTACACAACTCTGTGGTCCTCTGGGGGTGCTATTGTAGCCCCCAGCAACACTAAAATTCAAACTGGGTGGACTGCTGAAGTCCCCCCCTTCCAATGGGAAAACTGGTCACAGAATCGTCAAGATCAGGCTATTGCCCACATTCTCCAGCACGGTATTTCTGTATGGGATGCTGTTACAGAGTATCAAGCAAATAAGAGTTATGTAACCGGCAGTAACGGAACTATCTATAAGGCCCTAACCACTAATACAAACATAAATCCAACAACGGATGGTGGAACCAACTGGTCTTCGGCTATTGTTCCTTCTGCAACAGATACTCTTGCTGGTATTGTTGAACTAGCAACCTCTGCTGAAGTTTTGTCTGGCACTGATGCAACGAGAGCTGTTACTC